GAGGGACAGACTTCAAATTGGCTTTTGGATAACACCATAGGCGAACTGACAGTCGTGGATACTTTTGAGGGAGGTCAAGACTTACCGCAAGAGATTGATTTACTTCAGAGGTTTAAAGATAACACCGAAACTCACAGAGATAGGATATGTATAGAGATAGGTAAGTCACAAGAGAAGCTGAAAGATTTAGCTTCAAATAGTTATGACTTCGCTTACATAGACGGCTCACACTTAGCGGGAGATACCTTAGAAGATGCAGTGTTAGCTTTCCGTTTATTAAAGAAAGGAGGTATAATGATATTTGATGATTACACTTGGGGGCAAGGATTACCACTACTAGAAAGACCATCAGTTGGAATAGACGCTTTCACCTTTGTCTTCGCAGACCAGTTAGAAGTATTAGAAAAGAACTCTCAAATGATAATCAAGAAATTGTAAAAAGCACGCAAATGCAAAAAATGCTAAATCAAAAACTAAATATAGGTAGCAATATGAAAGCCGTCATAGAAATTAAGGTTATTAGCATTTCCTTTTTACGACCTATGGCGGTTTTCATATTGCTACTTATAAATTAAAAATGCTATGAATAAAGACAATACACAAATGTTAGACTGCTTTCCTGACCACTGCTACAGATACTTGGACAGGACAGGAGCAAATAGACCTCCAGTATCTTCCGCTACGATACGAGAAGACCTTAGTGTGCTTGGTTATGACAGTTACTTTACACCGAATGGATTTGCTGATTTCAAAACAAATCCTAGTGCGGTAAAAGAAAACTGCACCTCACTGAATGGCTTCTTCGTGGATATAGACGGAAGAAAAGAGTGGAGCGAAATTGAGGGGATAATAAAAAAATTAGAACCGACTTTTGTGTTAGAAACTTTTCACGGATATCACTGTCACTGGTTGTTGGATGAACCGATTTATAAGAATGAAGTTACTAAAGAAGAGTGGGAGGAGGCTATGGCTAGGTGGGAGAGGTTAGAGCAAAGCATAGTGGATAATTTGAAAGGCGATAATAACGCAAAAGATATTCCAAGAATACTCCGAGTGCCGAACAGTTACTACTGGGAGAAAGGCTCTGGGGATAAATATAAAGAGGGAACGAAAGATACATTTAAGATAACTGGGAAGTGGAAGAACATAGCTTGCCGATACACTATGGAAACATTAGAGGAAGCTTTCCCTCCGATGAAGAGAGAGTTGAGCTTCATTGAAACTCCACTAGGAGCAAGGACAGCTAAGTTTGCTGACGCTGAACGCCGAGACTTTTTCAATAGAGTGAACGCTGAATACCCACTGACTGACCGAGATAGTTTTAACAAACTGATTAGTGCTGAACCTGAAACTATTCCGAATGGTGCAGGTAGGAACAATGCCCTACTCGTGACCGCTTCACTGATGAAGCAAGCAGGTTGGACACAAGCCAAAGCCCTAGAACATTTACAGAAAGTCGGTTGGCACGGAATGGAGATTGAGCGTGGTGGTTGGAATGAGATACAGAACACAGTGAATAGTGCGTTCTCTAAAGGCTACACTTACTCTTTTAAGAATGAGATTATCTCTCACAATATGACCCCAGATGAGCAGAGTAGGATACAAGACGCTTTTGCTAGTGCGGTCAAGCAACGCAAAGAGTTGGATAAGATACGCTTTGCTGACTACGAGAAAGAGTTACTATTACGCTTCCCATTCCTTAGAAGAAATGAGATTGGAACACTTTATGATTATAGGAAAGGAGTGTATGTTCCAGTGAGCGATTTGGATTTGCAGAGTATGATACTCCGAAGCCTAGATGAAGATATGCTAGTGAACTATAGGACAAACAAAAATGTGTCCGATAAAATCTCCTGTCTTTTATCTATCATTCCGAAATTGAATATCACCGAAGACGACGGTAAGATTGTGAATGTGGAGAACGGCTTATTGAATATCTACACCAAAGAACTACTCCCTCACACCCCAAACTTTGTGTCCTTGATACAGTATCCTGTCGTTTATGACCCTGAAGCTAAGTGTCCGAACTGGGAGAAGTGCGTGTTGGACTGGATGAAAGGACCAGAGCAAGAAGAAAAGACCCGATTGATAAAACAGTTTTGTGGTTACATTCTATCTTCCTCTATGCTTTATGACCGAGCCTTGTTTATGGTTGGTGACGGAGGAAACGGAAAGTCTACTTTCATTGATACGATTTCAAAAGTAATTGGACCAAATGCCACTTCCCATATTGACCTAGACGGCTTATACGGACAGTTCGGAATGGCAGGTTTGGTTGGTAAGAGATTGAATATCATTGAAGAGGTTAGAGGAAACTACTACGAGAGCAACAAGTTGAAGAAACTTATCTCTGGTGAAACAGTTACGATTGACCAGAAGTATAAGGAGCAATTTACTTTCAAGCCACAAGCAAAGTTTGTCTTTGCCGTGAATGAAATGCCCAGAGTTGATGATGTATCTACCGCAACCGAACGCCGTATTTGTGCCGTTACTTTCTTAAATAACTACCGCAAGAACCCAAACGCTAGACTCCGAGCAAGTGTTGGAGGGTTAGGAGATGAGCTTTCTGGTATCCTAAACTGGATGATTGAGGGAGCGATTGATTTGAAAGAGAAGGATAACTTTATTGTGACAGGAGAGCAGACCAGAATGTTGAATGAATACCGAGAGGAGAACTCTTCTGTTGAAGGATTTATTAAAGAGTGTATTGTCCTTGACCCAGACGAGAGTATTGAAACCCCTGACCTATATTCTGAATATAAGAAGTGGTGTGCTTCAGACGGCGGAAGAAAGACCAAAGCGAAGATTACTTTCACCAAAGAAATGAAAGCTTACGGAGCTAAGGAAGACCGCTTTACTTTCCAAGCTAGAAAGTTTGGTGACGCTGAAGCGAAGTTTGTTGGAATGAAACTGAACCCACTCTGGACCAATCAGGGCAATAACTGGAGTAAGGATTTTAACCGATAATAAACAATAATATGGAAACAACAATACAAATAGTGGTATTGGAGATAGCTTTAATTATCACTTACGCTATTGGATTTTATAAAAGGAAACAATAATAAATAAAATGAAAAATATAATAATAGATGGAGTAGAATATGTAGCAAAGTCAGAAGTTAAAGATAAAGCAGTTAGTTTAAAAGGTCTTCCTTATAAAATTATCAGAACTTATTCCGCTGGAGTATTCGCTGGTTATCTTAAAAAGAGAGAAGGAAAAGAAGCTGTTATTTTAAAAGCTCGTAGATTATGGTATTGGGATGGTGCGGCTTCGCTTTCACAGTTAGCAGTAGATGGTTTAAAGTCTTATACTAACTGTAAATTCCCTTGTGAAGTAGATGAGATAACTGTAACCGAAACTATTGAAATTCTTGATGTTACAAAGGTTGCTCAAGAATCTATAATTGGATGTCCTATATGGAAAGCGTAGATATGAGAGGTAGAGGTTCTGGTTCTGGTGATGGTTATGGTTCTGGTGATGGTTATGGTGATGGTTATGGTTCTGGTGATAGTTATGGTTCTGGTGATGGTTCTGGTTCTGGTGATGGTTCTGGTGATGGTGATGGTTCTGGTTCTGGTGATGGTTATGGTGATGGTTCTGGTTATGGTTCTGGTGATGGTTCTGGTTCTGGTGATGGTTCTGGTTCTGGTTCTGGTTATGGTTCTGGTGATGGTTCTGGTTCTGGTGATGGTTATGGTTCTGGTGATGGTTTACAAGGTAATGGATAATAATATGATTCAAGAACACCTAAACAAAATAGAAAAAGAGTTTGATGAGAAGTTTGTTGGAATACACCTGAAAGGAAGGTATGACGAATATTATAATCAAAATGATGATGAGTATGGTAGTGTAAGTAATCTAAAAGAACATAAAAACTTCCTCCGCACCTCCGCCCTTGAACTGGTAAAGAGTGTGGTGGAGGGAGAGATTAAAGAGTTAGAAGGTAAAAAAGTGATTGGAATGATAGCCGAGGAATGCAAGTGTTGCTTTGCTAGAAATCAAGCCCTCTCCTCCTCCATCGCTTCATTACAAGAGATAATTAAAGAAATAATAAAATGAAAAGTAAGACGGAACCGCAAGTGTCGTTGAAATCTGGACAAAAACATACTTCCCAAAGGGTGAACAAAACCAGAAAATGTAAGCATAATGGAGGAAAGGGATATTGGAGTAATGTGAAAGGATGTGTTTGTCTAAAATGTGGAGCTGAACTTAGTAACTAACCGCCACCCCTGGCAATAAATAAAGAGAATGGAAGAGATAGTTAAAAAAATAAATAATCAGAAGAGAACTTAAATTACTAATTAGAAAAATCAATGATACCCCCATTATACGAACATCAGAAGAAAATAATTAGAGAGAACAAACTGAAGTGTGGTTTGTTTCTCGGAACGGGTGCGAGCAAGACCCGAACTGCTTTAGAGTTGGCAGAGGGTGAGGTGTTGGTTATCTGTCCGAAGCAACAGAGGGAAGACGAAACTTGGCAGAGAGAGAATGTGAAGTGGGGAACAAATAAAAATCTCACAGTCATCAGTAAAGAAGATTTACGAAAGAACTGGGAGAAGCTTCCTCACTACGATACAGTAATCATAGATGAGTGCCACAACAACCTCGGTGTGCTTCCGATGATGATACAGAGAAAGAAAGTCCAGTATCCAAAATGCTCCCAGATATTTGAAGCGACCCAGAACTTCCTCAAGAAACATAACCCCAAGAGATTGTATCTCCTCTCTGCTACACCAATTCCAAAGCCAATGAGTATGTGGGCGATAGGAGTTCTCTTCGGTCAGAAGTGGGATTTCTGGCAGTTTAGACAGGCTTACTACAACGAGATTAGGATAGGTGGAGTGCGAAGAATCTGGATGCCGAAGAAAGATGAGGACACCAAGCAAAGACTAGCCGATTTGGTCCAGAAGTTTGGATACACGGGAGGGCTTACAGATTTCTTTGATGTCCCTGAACAGACCCACAAAGTCGTTGAAATTGAGCCTAGCGTTGAGCAAAAGAGGGCTATGGTAGAAATCTCGTTTGCCGAGGCAGACCCCCTCTGTAGGCGTGCCAGACTCCGCACAATAGAGAATGGAGTGCTATATGGAAAAAAGATTGAGTCTTTGGATGGCAAAACGGACCGAATGAGTAATGAAACCAAGATTTTTAAGTCCCACAAGATAGATTACATCCTAGAACGAGCCCTAGAGTTCCCGAAATTACTGATATTTGCAAATTACACCGCCCAGATTGAGGAGATTGAAAGGAATCTGAAGATAGAGGGATACAGTGTATCAGTTCTTAATGGTAAAACAAAGGACAGAACATTTATCAGAAGAGTAGACGAAAGCCCGGAACCGCATATCATAATTGCCCAGTGTGATATATCTTCTGGCTACGAATTACCTAGTTTTCCTTGCGTAATTTATGCAAGTAAGAGTTGGAGGTTTGTGAATTACGAGCAAAGCTTAGGTCGTGTGCTTCGTTCAAATCATTTGAAAAAGAATTTATATATCCACTTAGTAGTCAAAGGTTGCGATATGGATTGTCACAAAGCTATTATGAGTGGTGTTGACTTCCAAGAAAAGTTGACACTGAATATATAAATAGCTTGACACAGGTGTTGGCACAAGTATAATAGAAGTATTATTAGTTAATAAATAAAAAAATATGTCATCAACAAAAACATTAAAGTTATCAGTCGCCGAGAGATTAAAAGCTACTTACCTCTTAAATGAGTTCAAAGGTAGCCTAGAGAAATTAGCAATCATTTTAGAAGATATTAAATTGTTCACTTTATCAGAAGAAGAGTTAAAGAAAATTGGAGGTAAGGTTTCAGTTACCCCAGAAGGTTTTCAGACTATCAATTGGGATACCGCTTTAGAAGATTTAATTGCTAAAGATATTAAGGTTCAGGAAGTCACTTTGGAATATCTTAGAACTACTATCAAAGCGAAGAGCGAGAAAGGAGAGTATGGTCTAGGAGATGTAGCAGTAATCGGTCTTAAAGATAAATTAGTTTAATATGAAAAAAGAAGCTAAATGGCAAACAGTTTGGAATCAATATGTTAGAGAGAAAAAACTTTACGGTTTCTTTGAGCTCAAACAAACAGATTTAGAATCCTTTCCGTTTAGTAAGATTGAAACAGTGCAGTATGACGGGCTTCAGGCGACAGAGAAGAATGGGTTAGTCTGGAAGTTCTCGGACACCGATATGCGACCCAAGCCTTGCGACAGTATAAGTATTCCACCACTACCCTCGTATCTAGTTATAAAATTCAAAGATGGGTTTTATATGATTAGATTCAAGAAGATAGTGGATTTAAGAGAAGAGGGAGGTATCTCCATAGCCCGGTCGGTGGCGGAGAAATTAGCAGAAAAAATAATTAAAATATAAAAAAATGGAAATAATAATAGATGTATTGATTATAGTATTAGTGTTAGTGGTTAGTCATAAGGTTGATAAGTTGAAGAAGGCAACAGACTTAGATAGAGATATGATTGTTATTTTAGCGAAAGATAAGATGAAAGCAGAGATGGGAGATTTAGTCGAAAATATGAAGAGAGGTTTAGAAAATTTATTCAACCCTAAAGATGAACCTAAAAAAACCAATGTTAAGAAAACCAGAACAAACCGTAAGACTAAATAGTCACGTTAGACCGGACCAGAAGATGTTCATAAAAAGAGAAGCGAAGAGGTTGAAGTTAGGTGAGGGAGAAATCAATAGAATGATAATAGACTTCTATATGAAAAAACACAAATAAAATGAATATATATTACGAATATGCTCTGTTAAAGACAAAAATGGCAGAGCTAGAAGATAAAGAAGCAGAACTTAGGACCCAAATCCTAGAGGAAATGGTAAAAAAGGGAGAAGAAAAAATTGAGACTGCAATTGGTAGCTTCAAAAAAGCCACACTCAAGAAATGGAATTATAGCCCTAAAGTAGCCGAGTTAGAGGAAGAATACAAAGCTCGTAAGGTTATGGAGCAAAACAATGACCTTGCTACTTATGTCGAACAACCATCACTTCGCTACACACCAGTTAAATTATAAAATATATGAAAACCGCAAAAACAAAAAAGAACACAGACTTATATGTTGATATGAGTTCAATAAAACCTAAAGTAGAATTGATTAGCTATTCTATGAAAATGGTTATTCCAACCGGGAATTATGCCAACATTCAGCCAGAGATTGTAGTCCGAGCCGGAACTGTTGAGGAAGCTCACGACTATATCGCCCCACACTTCAATAAATTGTGGAAGGAGTATTATCTAGTGAGTGAAAGACGTCCAGAGCCAGTTAAGCCGACTGGAGTTCCGATTGTTTCACCTGAAACAACCCCGGGGACTCCTCCAGCTCCAGCTAGTTCAGTTGCCTTCACCAAAGCAAGCCAAGCTATTACTTCCTGCTTGAGTATTGACGCTTTGGATATAATTGGAACCCAAGTTGATAAGTCAGTTAAACTTACCGATGATGATAAAGCAAAACTGATTCCAATGTTAATAGATAAAAAAGATGAATTAAATGGAAAAGTTAATCCTGCCTAAACCACACTTGTCTTGGTCCCAACTATCTTGTTGGCTATCCAACCCAACCCGTTACCGCAAAGAATACTTTGAAGCCGGTGATAAACTGGACACAAAGTATTTACGGTTTGGGAAAGGAGTAGCTGAATTGATAGAAAAGGGAACACACAAAACTTTGCTTCCAGACTTAGTGGTTTATGATAAACCCGAGTTTGAAATCAGAACGGATGTGCTCGGAGTGCCAACTCTAAGCTACCTAGATACCTATAATTCGGTAGAGAATGTCTTCCGAGAGTATAAAACAGGCAAGATTCCGTGGACCAAGCAGAGAGTATTCAGTCACGGGCAATTAGTCTTTTATGCCACAACTCTAAAACACAGCACTGGAAAAATGCCGGAATACTGTGACTTAGATTGGATTCAAACCAAAGAGGGAGGTGTAGAAGTTGAAGACTTCTGGAGGTCGAATGAGAAGCAGGTCAATGTAACAGGACTTATCAAATCATTCCATAGAGAGTTTGATGAGAGAGAAATAGAAAAAATGGAGAATTTAATCGTGAAGGTGGCAACTGAAATATCAGAAGCCTATCAAGCCTTCTTAAAAGAAATATAAAATAAAATTATGGCAACAGGATATATGGAGAAAGCAGAGGCATTAAACGCAGAGAGCTTAGAGAGAATGAAAGTAGAGAGAATAGCTAGAGTGTTAACTTGTAAAGTAGAAGAGACAGCTAGACTAGAAAGGAGATTGAAGGAGTTGGATGCAGAAATTGCAAGATTAGAGGTAGCTACTTTGGCAGAATTTAGTAATGAGTGTTGTGATGGTTCAATAAGAAGATTCTAATTATAAACTTAATCAAATAAAATAATGTTAGGCTTACCAATTTATAGCAAGAGGAAGTTACTTCTAGCCATTGAATACGGAGTTGTCCTTTCTGACGTCGCAAAGGAGAGAGGTCTAAAATTAGACGCTGAAGTAGTTGAAAGATTAGAGCATATCTTGGTCAATGAGTTCAGAAAAAAAAGTTATACACAGGTGGCACTAGAAATGATACCAAATATACTTGCCAGTTTTGAAACGAAATAGTAAACTATATGGTATGGGGTAACGAGAGATATCGTAGGTTTACTTCTGGGCTGTTTAGCGATAAGCTTTCAGTAGGAATAACGAAACGACTCTCTGGTCTCACCAACCACACAAAAACGCCTAGTCTTCTTAGCAAATAATTTCAAATTATAATGCAAGACATAGGTGTTTTTTAATTACATACCCTTTAGAGGGTTGAAGTTACCTTTAGATTTTGATGTTTTACTTCCTTCTTTTTCTTTGGTATAAGCCTTAGTCTCTGATAGGTTATATTTACCAAATAAGGTTCCTCTAACATAATTCATTGGGGTCTTATCTATTTTATAGTCATAATATCCTTGTTTATTTTTTACTCCGCCTTCATTCACGGCAGTGAAGCCCTCATAGCTTCTTTTTATTTGAGCACCACCGGGGACAACATTAGTAAGAAATGTTTTACCAAACTCTTTTGCTCTATCTCCTGGACTTAATTTGTTCTTATAATCATCTTCGCCGGTAACAAAAATCTGCCACAGGTCTAAGATAAATTGAAAAGCTGGTGGCAATCCTAATTTAACAAAGGGGAAAGAGTCACTCCATTTCATACCAAATGCTCCTCCTATAAAGGCGAACATAAGCATAGAAGAAGTCATATATCTGAATAGTTGTAACCATTCCTTTTCTTTCAAAGCTTGAAGGAATAGCTCCTGTTGTTTAACTGTGAATGTTCCGAACTGGAACCAAGTCTTTACTTGGTCACTACTCATAGCAACTGGAGTATCTAACGCTCCGAAAGTAAATTGAGTCTTTGAAGCAACAAATCTAGCATAAGCGATAGCATCTTCTTCTAACAAACTAATTTCATATTTTTCACCCTTTTCATTTATTTTTTCTACAGTCTTGCCTTCGTAGTATTTAGCAAATGCTTCTTTATCAAGTGAAAACTTGTTACCCAAAACAACAGCATTGAATCGTGGAAAATCCTTTTTGAATTTTTCCATCCGTTCGCTATCTTTACCTTTCATTTCTTTACCAGTTGCTTCTTTAATAAGTCTTGGAGGAACATTACCATCCATATACATTTGTTTTGCACCATAATAAGCGGCACCACGGTTTACAAGTTCTGAAGCGTTCATATTAAGGAATAGAACTTTGTCGAATCTTTCTGCCCATTTTTTAACAGCACTGTATGTTTGGTCTTCCATTATTGGGTCAATAAGAACTCCATTATCCTCAAGTTCCTTACCACCAAACTTAGCCAAATCCATATAACCAGAAATTGTATATCTTGTTCCTAACTCCTTAAAAGTGTTTACTCCCTGGGTTAAGTTCTTAGCGAAAGAGACCATAGAGCCTCCTATTTTAGCTCTGGAAATCAATCTACGAATAAAAGTTGTGATTGTCCTTGTTGGTCTTGGTCCAAAAAAACCTCCAAAAACTTTTTTAATATCATTATCAAGGTTAGTATCTGAAACAGTTGGTCGCATATTTAGATGATGAATATAATCTTCAACATACTGAACCTGGCTTGCTTCTTTTAATTTTACACTAGCCGCTTTGAAAGACTTCAAAGCTGGGTCCAAGTGAACCTTTCTTTTTGCTCTTTTGGCATAAGCATCAAGAGCTTTCCAAGTATCTTTAAGGTAGCCTTCAGCACCCTCTCTTTGAAGTAAGAATGGGTCATAAACTTCTCCCGGTATTTTGTGCCTAATAAGCAGAGCAATTTCTTCTGGAATTTCGCCACCTTCTTGTATAGGAAAAATGTGAGTAATATATGAAGAAATTCTAGCATCTGGTGACATTCCTAATCTATCTGCCCACTCACTCAACCAAGCTTTAATTTCACCTTTTACCTTTTCTTCTTGTGGATTCAATTCAATCTTCTCTCCATCCAAAGCTCTAAAGATTCTTTCGTTACTTTCTTTTGGAACAGAATCCATCCAGCCTCTTATTTTTGCTCGGATTTGTAGTGATTCTTTGCTCATCGCTAAATAAGCATCCATTAACTCTAAATAGTTTTGTTTTAAGCCTAACCTCTCTAAAACTCTCCAAGGAGTCCTCATTACTCTATCCCACCATCCTACCTTTTGTATTGTTGGTGTTCTTTTTGTTTCCTCAAAAACTTTTTGTGGTGGTTCAATATCAATTCCACTATTCATAGCTTCATTATAAGCTTGTTGCATTGTATCCATTGGTGACTCATAGGGAGTAAATTCTTCCGTTGGGGGTTCTATCTTATTATCTTGAACCGCCATACTAGGGAATATACTTTTGGGTGGAACTTCTTTTGTTGGAGCCTCCTGGAACATCTGTTGCACCTGTTGTTTGAAACTCGTAGGCTCTTGAGCCATTAAATCAGCGAGTGGAGTTGTTTTGTCTCCTCTCAAAGCTCTTTCAAATAGAGGGCGAAGTTTATCAGCGGCAACATTCTCTTGTCTATTTACTAATTTCTTTAAGCCTTCAAAGAATTTTACAGCTAATCTCTGGTAAAGAGGCTTCAATTGAGCTGGAGGTATTTTGTTAGTCATAATATACTCGGCAAAGCTTTGAGCAAAGAACTCTCTGACATTTTCAGCGTGGTGTTCTGTGTTTCCACCTAATCCTGCATCAAAAATACTCTTTGATTTTTTACCACCTAATGATAAATAAACATCATTGACCATCGCTCTTTCTTCATCAGTAAGGATAAGATACCAACCAGCGTGACCAAATTCGTGAGAAAAGATTCTTGTAGCATCTTCACCTCTAGCCGCTAGTCTTTTAGATAGAGCTAAGAAGTGTCCTTCTTGAACTCTCGACATATCAGCGACTTTAGGTTTTCTTGAACCTCTGAATCTTGGTAGAATTGGAACAGAAAAAGTTCCAAGAGCTCCTCTTGATGATTTTTCACCAAATCTTAACGATTTCAAATACTCATCACTGGTTCCTTCAAGTAATGTTTTTATGATAGTAGCGTCTTCAGGTAAAAGAATTTTAGTCTTTTCCATCCTATCCAACTCATCAAAAATTTGTTTATGCCCTAATCTGTCTTCGTTTTCTGAATCAGTTATTACTTCTTGGGAAGCTCCACCTAATTGCAATAAACTATTATCTCCTAGTTTTGTAATTATATCTTTATTTTCAATAGGAGTTCCGTGAGTTCTGAATCTACCATCCAATGTTCCATTTTTATTTAGTTGTGCAACAAGAACACTTTCTCCAAAACCAGGGACACTGACTTTACCAAGAACTACATCAGTTCCTCCACCGTATGAACGATAAACAGTTCCTCTTTCTATAGGTTTACCAAAAAGTTTGACAACTTTATTATCTTCTCCTTGTGAAACAAGATGTTCTATCATCTGTTTCATTTCAGTTTGATTTAACTGTGCTCCAAGACCGGCTCCCTTTTGTCCAATATAATTTATAATTTCAGGACCGTCTTTGAATCTTGACTGTTCTGGTGGAGTTTCAAAACCAACCCGTTTATTGTCTTCAGGTGTTGTAAGCCCCTTCTCCTCATCAGCAACAGTAGAGGGTGGTAAGGTTTGATTTATAGTATAAGCTCCAGTTCCAACGGCGGCACCGGATAAACCACCGACGCCAAAGGTCATTAGAATCTGACCAGAGGTGAAATATTCTTTTGCTCCAGCGAGGATTTTAGATTTCTCTTCTGGAGTCTTAGCGTTGATATAATCATTCTGCATCTTGAGTAAGTCTTGAGCGACTTCAGTTCCTCCTTCAACTCCAAAGTTTTGAACAGCGGTTTGCATCAATGTTTTTGCTGGAGCTTTGAATAGAGCTTCAATAGAGTTACCGAGCATCCTATCTCCAAGCACATCAATACCGATATTACCTAGACTGGTAACACTTCCCTTGTTTTCAATCTGGTCAGCGGCGGAAAGAGCAGTCCAATAAGAGGTAGATAGAGGGCGACCAACAAAAGGCACGAAGTTTAGAGCCACACCGATAGCAGTCTGTGGTGCAGAGTCTCCAAGTTGATATAAAAATTGATTGAGTTTGGATGGGTCACCAGCTTGATAGGCACGATTAGCTTTGTATGCTTCATCAAAAGTAGTTGGACCAATAGCTTGAACAGCAGAAACGATACCGGTTCCAGAAGTTCTTTTAGCAACTTCAACAAGAACTGGAGCGACTGCTGGGTGATTTAGAATCTTAGTTGGGGCATCTTTGGTATATTCAACAGCGTTCCAAGCAGCTTGAAAAGGTTTTCGTATTAAATCTTCAATAGGTTTCATTACCTCTCTCTGCTTCTCTGCTGCGGCTTTAATAACCTCATCTCTCTTCTGGTAATCAGCTTTGAGGGGGTTCATAAAATCAGTTACAGCTTGAGGAACTTTAATATCTAAAGGTTTTATATTCTCCATAAAAGAATACGCAGGCTTTACTGGTTCTGGTTTCACATAAGAACGAGCATCAACTGGAGCGGGATTCTTATACACAGGTTTGCCATCTCCCCAAGTAGCTTGAGGAAAAGATGTATCAGTTTGAGTAATAGGTTTACGAGTAGAATAAATTCCAGTATCTTTTACTGGTTCTGATTCAATAACTACCTCATCAGAAATACCCTTTAACGGATTAAAGTTAAAGGTTTTTTTCTTTTCCGTAGTTAAACCTTTTAGTGGGTCAAATTTACTCATTTTTTTTTAATTACCTATTCCAAAGATATTGTAACCCATAAGTCCCCAGTTTGATTTAGAAGCAGTTTCTTTTTCCTCTGTAGAAATTGGTAACTGGTCTATATAGTATTGTTTAACAGATTCAGGGAGGTCTTGGTCTAAGATAAATGTTGTGACATCCTCAACTGTGGTATCTGGGTCTCCCTCTTTTAATAGTCTTACCAAATTCCTCAAGACTGCTGGGTATGAAACTGACTTACCAAACTCATCTTTATAAACTGGTGGTCGGCTAAAGAAGTTTATAATTTCAGGTTCTTCTATCAAATCAAATTGTTCAAATGTTAATCCAGAGTTTTTTACACCATTTTTTATATCAGTGGCGGTAAATATACTTTTATCAAGTCCTGTAGAAGATTTAGAACCAGTGGTAGCTTTCCACTGTCGGATGTTTTCGTTTGTCTGGAAGATTTGTTCCTCTCTATCAGCTTTCTTTTTAGCCTCCTCTTCCCTAGTCTTTAATCTAGCGAATACATCATTCAAAGCTGGGTCATAAACACCAGCGTAGGCTTTTTCAATAGCAGCTAATTCTTGAGGACTATAAGCGATACCTGATTTAGCTCCGGCTTTGTAAGGGTCAGTTGTTCCCGTTGCAATATCGTTTCTTGTATTATTCAAATTGGTAGCTCGAGCGGTTAATCCGGCAGCGGATTCATCAGGGTTGGTCATAGCATCTCCAGCATATTGTGGAATATCTCCTTTTGCTTTACTTGCAGGAATTTTTAGAGCCACATAATTTGCATACTCTTGAGGTGTAAAGTATTTTCCAGTTTCTGGGTTTATATATTTAGAACGAGTTGGAGTGGCGGCTGGAGCAGTAGCAACAGGAACGGCGGCTGGAGGTGCAGAAAAAATAGGTTTAGCGGGAGCAACCGCACCACCTGTCTGAAGTGGATTCTGATATACTGGAGCACCATTCCCCCAAGTTGCTTGAGGCATTGGATTCTCTGTTCCTTGAACGATTGGAGCTGGACTCTCAAAAGTCCCCCCACCGTTTGGAAGTTGAAATTTCTTTAGGTAAAAATCTTTTAATGATGGTGCCATATTAGTATTGATTATTATAACCAGTTGCTAGTAATTTATTTCCTTTATTCCAAAGTAATCCGGCAGCTCTCTGTTGAGCGGCGGTCTTCTGGGCAACATTTTGAGTTCCCTGGAAGTCATATTGACTTGGTTTATAAATGCTTGAAAGACCGGAAGAACCGACTCCTCCAGTTGCGACGTTTGGGTTATAGGTATTTGCCCCTAGTTTGTAGTATTGAGAAAGACCCTTAGCGGCGTCATTTCCATATTTGTATTGATAGTCCCGAGCCGTTGATGAGATATCACGACCAAGAGAAGCTTGCTTGTAAGCTTGGTCAGCCTCGTAACTCTTCTGTAAATTCTTTTCTTTTTGAACTCTACCACCAGAGAATAGAACACCACGATTAGCGGCGGTTTGGTCAGCGGCGGTTTTGTCTTCAGCAAATTTCTCTCCTGAAGTAAGTAAGAAGTTCTGAAAGTCAGCCTGTTTTTGAGCTAAGGAAGCCTCGGTATCGGCTGTTTCTTTGGCTTTTAGTGCGTCAAAGTATAATTTATTGTCCTCTTCAGCCTGTTTTAGAGCCGCTTGCTGGTCTTCTAAGCTGAAAGGCTGTCCGAATTGGTTCACTAGACCGCTAAAATCACCCGTAGAAGCGGCATAAGATAAAGCTTCAGCGGTATTTCCCTTAGCAATAGATTCTTTAATTATAGGATGTTCATTGAGAGCAGCGTTGTATTCCTCATCAGAATATGGCTGAGAACCAGAATCGCCAGCTCCTCGAGAGGCACCAGCTCCAGAGGCGGCAGAAATAGTCCTTGGACCCCAGTATCCTGGTCCTGTTGTATTATCAACACCACTTTGTTCTTGGAACTTCTTGACTGCGGCTGTGGTCTTTGGACCATAGATACCTGGACCAGTAGCAACTTGCTCTGGAGTCATAAGTCCCTTAGATACCAAGAAATCCTGAAGTTTTTTTACTTCTGGACCTGACTGACCTGGTTGTAAATTGGTGTTTGGATACATAGTGTTAATTTAATTATATAACTATTAAACGATTTTGCCAACGGTCTTATCTTTTTTAGGTAAAAGACCTTTAGCACTTTTTATCAACTCTTTTATTACTGGCATAAAATATCTCCTATCATCTAATTCAAACTTAGTAACTGTAATATTTCCATTCTCTATCTCTATAATTATTTCTTGTTTCATATATTTTTTAAAATTAAATCTCTGTATAATCTACTAATATACCGCCCCAAAACTCCAACACAAATGTTGTCACCCCATCACCACCAGTAAACCAATAGGAATCGGTTAATCCCGGTGTGGCTAAAACACTAAAATCACCGCTTGTATTTACTGTTCCATCAAATTGAGATGTTCCACCAACATCCAAATCATCTGTAACAAACAAATCATCACCGACATTTACATCTCTTGAAAACCACCCATCACGCCACTTGTCAGTTGATGTTCCTAAATCAGCAACAAAACTATCTGGGAAAAAAGATGAAGCATTAAAGTGGTAAGGGGAATTACCAGTATCTATTACCATTTCTTCTGTTCCATATCCATAAATAGAACCTGAACCAATACCTAATGGGGTATTAAAACCTAAAATACCGTTGGTAATAAAAGTTCGAGAATAACCACCTGAATAAAAAGTAAGCGTGTTATCGTTCTTCATTTCTATCCTGTCATTACCAGAACTTGTTCGAATAGTTTTACCAGTAATCGTTGTTCCTGTAATGTTTTCAGCGGCGACACTTCCAGCGACAACAGATAGTGCATTAACAAATCCAGTAGTGACTGTATTACCAATGATGGTAGTAACCCCTCCAGCATCTTGAGCTGTTCCTAGACCAACATTAGTTCCAACAATCAATTGTCCTGTAGTAATCTTTGAAGCATTTATTGAGTTTGCAAGAATGTTATCTCCAACGATTTGAGTCGCTTCAGAAAGATTATAAGTAGCGGAAGCGGTATCTGGATTAGCTACAGCGACTAAAACTTTACCAACACCGACAGCTGTAGCTGGGGTAGTAGTGATTTGATAAGCGGTTTCAGAAACAAGTAAGTCCAAATAGATATAGGTTTTCGCCGCCATATTTCCAGTGTTACCGGCACTGATAGCATAAGAGACACCACTCGCAGAAGTAAAAACTCCTGCTCCCCAAGAAACAGTGTTTAAGTCTGTAGAAGAGAAAGCACAAGTTTGTCCCCACCCCCAGTTGGAAACATCAAGAACGGTCACTGGATATGTTCCTGGAGTAAGTTGCTGACCATTGATAGTCACGTTGCTAGTATTTATATCTTGAGCCGCACCACCAGAAGCCAACGGAGGTGGAGTTTCTTCAACTACATTTCCTGCATTATAAGAAGAATCTTTTGTCTCAAGATTTTGTAGAGCGTCTTTATATAAAAATCTATTCAACAAAAGGTCTGATAATTTCATATTAGTTCTGGTCCAACCCTTTATCCTGAATACTTAACAATTCAGTTCCGTGGAAGATGATTGGTGTTCCACGAGAATAACCTCGGATTCTAGTTCTAATTAAATTAAAATCATCCGTCGAAGCGTTAGGGAAAAGAGCAACATATTTATCTTTAATAGTATCAATATCTTTCCAAACATTTGCTGGAGCTTTTTCAGTTTGATATTGAACAAGAGCACCAGCGGCGTTTTCAGTCATAATAGTTATACCACTCACATTTTTTGAGTGACAGAACATATCAGTGAAAGACCTCCATCGGTCAATCAATTCATAGTAGATATCAGAAGTAAAATCGGTATAACCTGAATCTAATTTACCAACAAGACCAGTAGAAGTTCCGGCAATCTGTTCAATAGTAGTTCCGTTATCATAGCGGATAAGAGCAGTAATGTTTGTCCCAGCGAAATCGTAGATAGTCCAAACCTGAGTGGAGATTGAATACCTCATCTGGCAGTTAGCATAGGTAACCCCCTCAACTGTGATTGAACCGACAGACCATTTAATTGCGTCGTAGCCATCATAAACTCCGACAATGTTTTCATAAGAAGCACGGGGGATTGCTTTTACAAAGTCGATAACACGGCGGGAGATTTCAGTCGGCTGAGTATCGTAAGCAAATTTATAGAAGCCGGAAGAATGGTGGAAGTATAGTCCGTCTTTCGCCTGAACAATTGATTCCTGTGAGAAAGTTCCTACGTTGTAAGCTGGATATGGGTCTACGTTATCTGCACTGTAAACACGGAAGATGTGATTCTGTTTGAAAACAAGAAGAGCTTTCGGCACACGGAAGAGCCCGGTGATTGACTCACCGTCTTGTGGTGATAAGCTCTGGATAAAGTTTGTCGCCGTATAAGTAATTGAGTAAGTGTTTGGTGGTGTAAATTGAACGATATCAGAATAGTAGAGGGCATCATTTGCTTTATTAGCAATCCAAATTCTTCCGTCAAAACCCGCTTGAATATAATCTCCCACTGGCATAGTGGTAGCTGGAACGAACCCGGCGGTTGCGGCAAAGTTACCACCATCAGAACACTGAAGAGCATCAGTTCCGTTTACCATATATATTTTATTCAACCATTGAGAAAATCTCGCTTTAGTGGAAACAGAAGTAGTTCTTTTAGTAACCCAAGATGCACCATCCCAAGCTTGGATAGTGGTTCCGAATTGAGCGTATAATCTTTTGATACCGCCTTGAATGTTTAGAACACCAAAAGAGGTAACACTTCCTCCAAGAGTAGTAGCGTAGGTAGCAACTCCTAGTCTGGTAGTTACTGCTCCCACCCTGTCGAAGTTCATATTAACAGCTAACTGAACAGAGTTTTCTGGACAAATAGTGTCGTCTAATTGAGCACTTCTGATGACGCCTTCAGTTGGATATGGGACCTTAATGTTTGGTATTGTTGTTGCCATTATTTTTTATTTATTAATTCTCCTATCCCCCAATACCATCCGCAAAAATGATAGAGGGGGGAGAAGAACTAAACGGTGATGTTTGTGACTAGACCATCAACGATAGTGATAGTCTGGATAGGACCAGTTGGACCAGCGTTGTAGCCGTTACCAGGACCGGTATAACCAGTAGCTCCGATAGGACCAGTGTAGCCAGTGTAGCCAGTTGGACCAGTAGCTCCGATAGGACCAGTTGGACCAGTAACAGCAGAGTCAGCACCAGTTGGACCAGTGTAACCTGTTGCACCAGTAGCTCCAGCAGGACCGGTATACCCAGTTGCTCCAGTTGAAGAAGCGGCACCAGAAGGACCAGTGTAGCCAGTTGGACCAGTAGCTCCAGCGGGACCAGTAGCTCCAGTGTCAGTTGCAGAACCAGCGGGACCGGTATAACCAGTTGGACCAGTAGCTCCGATAGGACCGGTATAACCAGTAGCTCCAGTTACTCCAGGACCAGTATAACCGGTGTATCCAGTGTAACCTGTTGCACCAGCGGCACCAGAACCGATAGTAGCCCAAGCAGGAACAGCGACTGTTCCAACTTGCTGATAAACAGCAGAACCATTAAGGTCTTGCAATAAACATTCTAGTGAGAAAAGGTTTGCGTAAGTTGCTCCAGATGGTGGAGCACCGATAACAGTTCCAAAGGTGATTAACGGAACTGAACCGTTACTCTTTGGCTGTTCCATCTGCTGAACATCAACAGTTGGGATAAGTGGATTTATATATGCCATATTGTTTTTAAAATTAGCTAGTAATAATTGTAGTATCCTGACCAGTGTAAAGATTATTGAAGAGGGCTTGCACCAAATCCTCAAATTTCTTTAGGTCTGGGTCGTTGCTTTCCAATGAAATATCCTTTCGGTATTTGATTGCATAGCGTAGATACCATTTATAGATTTCTCTATAGTGTTCGGGAAGCTCTTGATAAAGAGCTACAACGTCATCAACTTTCTTGTAATAATCAATGTAGACATTGTTGCCTTGCATTGAATCAGGAATAATTCTGTCGAAGACCAATTTATCTGAATGAACCGTATAATAGATAGGCTGCGAAATTGTCGGTCTCGACCAGACCCGTGTCCCTGCTGGGATGTCTCTTGTTATTCCAGTTACTCCAAGTAACTGATTCGTTGTTAGGTCTACGGAGGTGTAAGCAATCTGCATAATGGTCTGTGTATAACCTGTAGTTGCAACGTAAGCTACACCAGAAGTTACGTTGGGGAAATCTCCCACGCTGTCTAAAGTAATTGAAACGGCACCAGTCAGAGCAATCGCTTGAGTGGTTCCACCCATCACAGAGAAAGCAATCTGATTCCAGGAACGCTTATCAATATACTTTAAGTTGAAAGGAGTCAGCACGTTACCAATCATAAATCGGCAAGCGAGGACAGAGCGGTCTGTTTCATCAAAATCAATATCAGTTGGTAGGTCCACACTATTTGTTCCAGCGAGAATTTTGATTGGATACTCGAACTCTTGTTGCCAAGCGTGTCGGATTCCGTAAAGTTTACCTTGAACATACTTACGGGCGTCGTCTACAGCAGAGATTAAGAAAGTGGTATTTATCTTTGGGTCCTCTTCAGAAATACCCATCGCCTTTAGAACAGGATAGATAACAGTAGCGACAGAGTTTGCTGGGTAAGAGGAAACAGAGATAGGGGATGAGAAGTCTGACAAAAGTCCTGTAAGTGAGTTCTTCCATTGGACTTTATAATAGTCAGTGGTAAGACCAGTAGTATCAAGAATCACGGTGGACTGCTGGGTAGTGAAGATTGTTTGGGTAGCTAGAGTCACATATACACCGTCAATTGTCGCTGATTTAGAGATAACAATTTGGTCATACTGGAGCTGGCTAACGATATCTCCACGATTATGAGCCATTAAAGTCGCTAAAGTGACGAAAGATAGGGTAGTATGAGAGGCGGAGGTCACAATTTCACAGTTCTCGGAACCAATAGATGAGAGTAATAGTAAGATTGAACCAGCCGTGAAATCGGTAGAGTTATCAACAGGAACAGCAAGAACCCCAGAAGCGATATTACTACTCATATAAGTTGAGCATTTAATATCCAATTGATTCGGGATATCAATGGTGTTCCCTATATTATGTTTTATCGTTATTTGTGGGGTCATTTGATTTTTCGGGTAAATTATTGTTAAACTATACTATAATTCTACAACTTATTTCTTCAAAAAGAAAGCATAAACAGCAGATGCGGCACCAAGAACAGCGATTATTGTTTGCCAATAAGAAGTATCTCTTAGTGAAACATATAGTCCAGCGATTAAGATAGACAAAAGGATAGTGACAGTTTTAGTTACCCAACCTTTAGTTCCAAACTTAGCTTTTAAGGACTCGATAGCAAGAGATAGAGCGGCACCAACTATAGATATTGCGATTAAATCATTTATTTCCATATATTTTATAAATTAAGGATATAATTCTAATAATTTTTCTTTAGTAATTGGACCAAAATTACCAAGAGCAGGAACGATGTTGTATCGTTTCTGAAACTCAACACACGCTTTACGAGTGACTGGTCCCCAGCTCTCCACTTCATCAGTGTTTGCTGGAAACAAATTCTCAAACTTAAAACATTTTTGAGCTGAAATAATTGAGCCATCAAAATGAGGCTTCTCTGGAATAACACCCATCTCGGCATAGGTTTTGAAATTCAAAATATAATTAGGAGCCCAGTAAGTTCTTTTAAGTAAGAAAGATTCAGGAACAGTTCGGTATTGATGACCGTCTTCACAAGCGGAATCATCAATGATTAAACATTTGCGACCGAGGTCATCTAAAGTATAATCGATAGCAACAACTCTGTGACCACTGGTCCACTGTGATTCTGGTAGAAGTTCTTTTACCATTGAAGTATAGAACCATTCACCTTTACCGAATCGTATTGTAAGACCAATACCCTTGCCAGTATTCTCAATCGTAGAGGCAATAGTATCGATATTCAAATCCATTGTGATTCTCTTTGCTCCAAAGATTTTTGAAACATCATCAGAATAAGAAAGTTTTTTAACATTCATCATCTGGAAATCATTCAAGTGCTGTGACGGAGAAAGAACTTCAAGGACTGCTCCTCTATTTGTGGCTTTGATTAAGTCATCAAAAGTTGAACCACTAATAGTAGGGTTAGCTCGGAGCTGGTAGTCATCATTACAAGAAAACTCAATGAACTCACCGTATTTCTGCTCTGCCATAATACCTCTTTCTTTCTCAAGAGATTGCATCACGCAGGACCCAGAACCGTCTTGCATACGCTTAGGGAATGTTCGGTATTTATCTTTCTTGACCCAGACGACTGGAGCAATAGCGGCGACTAATTCACTCTGAACATAGTCCTCATCTTTTTTAATTTGAGGTCTTGTATCCGGTAACGCACCGCTATTGAAATTTATTTTTTTTCTCCAGAACATAATTATATTTCTTTTAATAATTTAGCTAACAATTCCCTATCGGCTTCTTTGTGAGAGTAGGCTAATTCGTAAACTTTGTCCCACTGATTACCACCTTCTTTTGCAAAGTGATAGTGTTTGACGATTGACTTTTCTGCTCTCAAAGCTACGCCAAGTTTATTCATCTTAGCCCATAGAAGATTGTCACAGCCACAATGCCAGAACCCGGTATCAAATATCTCTCCAATCTTTTCTACGATGTCCCTGCGAATCATAAAGTGTTCACAGATATTACCGGCATCTGGATAAAGTTCTCCAGTATTGAAAGAGACAAATCCTTTTTCTCCAACAGCCAAAGCTTCATTGATTGAATCAGGAGTGAACTCGGTATCGTTAGAAGCGAAGACAATCCAGTCACCGGTTGCTTCTTCATAGCCTTGCTTTAGTAACATTGGAACACCAATTCTATTTTCAAATGAATCTTGCTTCACAATTATTTCAATTTTATCTTGAGGATAATTCAACGCTTTTATTGAGTCCAAACATCTTTTTAAGCCTTCCTCTCTACCTAGGGTAGGAATTACGAAGCTCAATTTGGGGCTTGTAGCCTCTTGTTTTTTGTAGAAAACACCATCTTGAATGTATTTAGGATTTGTTGGACAGAAAGCTAAAGCCTTTTTCCAATGCTCTTCGCTCTTATCTTTTTTACCTGTCCACCAGTAAGCGGTATAAAGGAACTCGTGAGGAATGTTTTCGTAGTAAGGTTGATGATTGGAATAGAATGGAAGTTCGGTAACGGTTAGAGCTGCTTCACAGTAAGCGATAGTTTGCTGGTGCATACCTCTTCCGTAATAGTGTTCGGCAATTCTCATCATTGGTTCTCGGCGAGCCTCTTTCTCAAAAGACTTCAAATACCACATAAGCATATTATCAAAGTCACCCATAGAGCGGTAACAGTCACCAATGTAAAGCATTGATTGGGCAGCTTCAGTTCCCCAGCGACCCATTGAGATATGGTTCTTAAATTCTTTAATCGCAGACTTGTATCTTCCATAGTAAAGCATCTCCCGGGCAAAGTAGTGGGAATTTCGGTCATTGTTTGGATTGTTGAAACAATCAACAGCAAGACCTTT